AATGGGAAAGACCCGATAATATTTTAAATAACTGGAGGGTTACAAAAACATGTTTACGATTAGGTAGTAGAATTATTGGTAAATGTATGATGGGCTCAACTTCAAATGCTTTAGATAAAGGTGGAGAAAATTTTAAAAAACTATATAATGCCTCAGATGTCACCAAGCGAAATAGAAATGGTCAGACAAGATCTGGTTTATACTCTTTGTTTATCCCAATGGAATGGAACTATGAAGGATTTATTGATGAACATGGAATTCCAGTCTTTACTACTCCTGATATCGACAGATTTGCACCAGACGGTGAACTAATAGATGTAGGCGTAATAGATAGTTGGCAAAATGAAGTTGATGGTTTAAAGGGAGATCATGATGCTCTAAATGAGTTTTACCGTCAATTCCCTAGAACAACAGAGCACGCGTTTAGAGATGAAAGTAAAAACAGTATATTTAATCTAGTTAAAATATACGAACAGATAGATTATAATGAGGAAATGTCTAGAACCTTAGGAATTACAAGAGGTAATTTTCAATGGGTTAACGGTATCAAAGATTCTCAAGTTATATTTTATCCAGATCCAAAGGGAAGATTTAAAACTAGTTGGGTTCCACCTCAACAGTTACAAAATAGAGTGGTATTAAAAAATGGTATAAAATATCCTGGTAACGAACACATGGGAGCGTTTGGTTGTGACTCATATGATATATCGGGAACCGTAGATGGAATAGGATCTAAAGGAGCATTACACGGCTTAACCAGGTTTAGTATGGAGGATGCTCCAGCAAATAGTTTCTTCTTAGAATACTTATCAAGACCACCCACGGCGGAAATGTTCTTTGAGGATGTTTTGATGGCTTTAGTATTTTATGGAATGCCAATACTCGCGGAGAACAACAAACCTAGGTTGTTGTACTATTTAAGAAGAAGAGGATATAGAGGTTTCTCTATGAATAGACCAGATAAGATATGGAACAAGCTATCTGTTGCGGAAAAAGAGGTTGGTGGAATACCCAATTCCTCAGAAGATATTAAACAAGCTCACGCGGCCGCTATTGAGATGTATATACAAGATCACGTAGGTATGAAACAAGATGGGACATTTGGAGATTTATACTTTAATGATTTGTTAAATGATTGGAGTAGATTCGATATAACAAAGAGAACGAAACATGATGCAACGATAAGTTCTGGTTTAGCTATAATGGCAAACAATAGACATTTATACGCGCCGAACGCTAAGGTTGAAAAACCTAAATTAAACATAAACATTTCCAAGTATAGTAATACTGGAAGTAATTCACAAATAATCAAATAATAAATATGGCAGAGTCTGGCATTAAAAGTTATTTCCCAAGTCAAACAGTAAGCGACGCTGAAAAGCTAAGCCACGATTATGGTTTGAAAATAGGTAAGGCAATACAGCAAGAATGGTTTAACAACGATAGAAGTCTTAATAGATATAAATCTAATAATAATAATTTTCATAATTTAAGATTATACGCTAGAGGCGAACAATCTATACAGAAATATAAGGATGAGTTATCTATAAACGGTGATTTGTCCTATTTAAATTTAGACTGGAAACCTGTTCCGGTTATTCCTAAATTTGTAGATATCGTTGTTAACGGCATGGCACAGAGAGCTTATGATGTAAAGGCATTTTCTCAATCACCTAATGGTGTTAAGAAAAGAACCGAATATATGGAGGGCATAATGATGGATATGGCTATGCAAGAGTTTAATCAAGAGGTTGAGGCTAAGTTTGGAATTAATTTGAGAAAATCATCAATTCCAGAGATACCAAACTCAGAAGAAGAACTAGGTATACATATGCAATTAACTTATAAGCAAGCCGTAGAATTAGCAGAAGAACAAGCTCTAAGCGTTTTATTTGAGGGTAATAATTATGAGTTAATAAAGAAAAGATTTTATTATGATTTAACGGTTCTTGGTATTGGTGCTGTTAAAACTTCTTTTAACACTTCAGAAGGCGTGGTTATAGATTATGTCGATCCTGCTAATTTAGTATATTCATATACAGATTCTCCTTATTTTGAAGATATATATTACGTCGGAGAAGTAAAAACTATACCAGTAAATGAATTAGCAAAACAGTTTCCTCACTTGACAGAAAGTGATCTTGAGGAAATAATGAAAAATAAAACTGCTAATAGAAATAATTATAACACAAGATTTTCCGTAGACAAAGAGGACAATAATACAATTCAAATTTTATACTTCAATTATAAAACATATATGAACGAAGTATACAAAGTAAAAGAAACAGCTACTGGTTCTGAAAAAATTATATCTAAAGATGATAGATTTAACCCACCAGAAGATATGGAAGGTGGATATAGTAAGTTATTAAAATCAATAGAATGTCTTTATGAAGGCGTGTTAGTTCTTGGTACAGATAGATTGCTTAAATGGGAGATGTCAAAAAACATGATGAGAGAAAAAAGCAATTTTACTAAAGTTAAAATGAACTATGCCATTGTCGCTCCTAGAATGTATGATGGTAAAATTGATTCTTTAGTTAAAAGAATAACTACTTTTGCTGATATGATTCAACTGACTCATTTAAAACTTCAACAAGTTATGTCTAGAATGGTACCTGACGGTGTTTATTTAGATGCTGACGGTTTAGCAGAAGTTGATTTAGGGAATGGAACCAACTACAATCCACAGGAAGCTTTAAACATGTTCTTCCAAACTGGATCTGTTATTGGTAGATCATTTACTTCTGAGGGTGATATGAATCCAGGTAAAGTTCCAATTCAAGAAATAAGTAGTGGTAGTGGTGGAGGAAAGATGCAAACTCTTATTGGTAATTACAATTACTACATGCAGATGATAAGAGATGTAACAGGACTTAATGAAGCTAGAGATGGAAGTAGTCCAGATGCCAACGCTTTAGTTGGAGTTCAAAAGTTAGCAGCAGCAAACTCAAACACCGCAACAAGACATATATTGCAAGCTGGTTTATTTTTAACAGCTGAAACGGCTGAATGTTTATCTCTTAGAATATCTGATATTATAGAGTACTCTCCAACTAAAGATGCTTTTATACAGGCTATAGGTACGCATAATGTTGCCACTTTAAAAGAGATGTCAGAATTACATTTATATGATTTTGGTATATTTTTACATTTACAACCAGATGAAGAAGAGAAACAAATGCTTGAGAATAATATTCAAATGGCGTTACAACAACAAAGCATAGAATTAGAAGACGCTATTGATCTTAGAGAAATAAAGAATATTAAACTAGCAAATCAAGTTTTAAAAATACGTAGAAAAAAGAAACAAGAGAGAGATAGACAGATGCAAATGGAGAATATACAAGCGCAAACTAAGTCTAATGCTGAATCTGCACAAGCCGCAGCTCAAGCAGAAGTTCAGAAGAATCAAGCTATAACTCAACAAAAATCTCAACTTATACAGCTAGAAGCATCTCTTGCGGAAAGAAAGATATCATCCGAAGTAGTTGCTAAAAAAGAGTTGATGCAGTTAGAGTTTCAGTATAACATGCAGTTAAAGAATCTAGAGGTACAAGGTGCAGTTGGAAGAGATGCGCAGAAAGAAAATAGAAAAGATAGAAGAACACAATTGCAAGCTAACCAACAAGGGGATCTCGTAAATAAGAGAGCCGCTAAACAATCGGAACTTGTTGATAGAAGAAATTCTCAACAATCCGAACTTATAGATCAGAAAAAGAGTGGCAAACCACCTAAAAACTTTGAATCCGCAGGTAATGATATATTAGGCGGGGGATTTGATTTAAGTAGTTTTGACCCTAGTTAAAATTATTAATTATTATTATATTATATTATGGAAGAAAAAAATGAAAATGTAGTTGAAGAAACTACACAAGATCAAACAGAACAAGTAGAACAAGTATCTAAAGAGGAGGTTCCCCAATTTGACGAATCGAAATTTAAAAGCGCTGGGAATGACGAGGTTTTAAAAATAGATTTAAGTCAATTACCTAAACCAGTAGAAGAAAATGAAACTAAAGAAGATAACGCTGACGACAGCGGAGTGGTTGCAAGCGCTGAAAATGCCGAGTCCACACAAGAACAAGAAGAAGTACAACCGGAAACTGAAACACAAGAAACTTCAGTATTAGAAGAGGTTACTGAAGAAGAAACTGCTGAGGCAGAGGAAATAGCGGTAGAAGCAGAACAGGCTATTAAAGAAAACTTAGAAACCGGTAAACCATTACCAGAGAATATCCAAAAATTAATGAATTTTATGGAAGAGACTGGTGGAGATTTAAGCGATTATGTTAAGTTAAATCAAGATTATAGTAAATTAGATGACCAAAGTTTATTACACGAATACTATAAACAAACTAAACCTCATTTAAATAACGAAGAAATTAACTTCCTTATGGAAGATACATTCTCTTACGACGAAGAAGTTGACGAAGAAAGAGATATACGTAGAAAGAAATTAGCGTTAAAAGAGCAAGTTGCCAACGCTAAAAGCCACCTAGACGGGCAAAAGTCTAGATACTATAATGAAATCAAAGCTGGTTCGAAACTCACAAGTGAGCAACAACAAGCAATTGATTTCTTTAGTAAGTTCAACAAAACTTCAGAAGATCGAAAAAAAGTAGTAGATAGAAATAGTACAATTTTCGAGCAAAAAACCAATCAACTTTTCAATGACAAATTCAAAGGTTTTGAATACAAAGTCGGAGACAAGAAGTTTAGGTTTAACATCAAAGATGTTGAAGGTATCAAAAAGCAAAATGGTAATGTTAATAATTTCATGGCAAGGTTTGTCGACGAAAATTTAGCATTAAAAGATGCCAAAGGATATCACAAGGGTTTGTTCACGGCAATGAACCCCGATGCTGTTGCAAAACACTTTTACGAACAAGGCATGGCTGATGCTATGAAAGATAGTGTGGCTAAATCTAAGAATGTAGATATGAACCCAAGACAAAATCATGGGAAAATTGAAGCAGGAAATATTCGTGTAAATGTGTTGGGTGATAATTCTTCTGATTTTAAGTTCAAAATTAAAAACAAAAATAAATAACAATTTAAAATTTAAAAATTATGGCAATTACTGCAGGAGATAATTTGAATAGCACACCTTCGCATGTACAGAAGACGTTATCTTCAAACTATCTAGACCTAAACTCTTCAACGGGTTGGGCACAACAATACGTACCAGATCTTATGGAAAAAGAAGCTGAAGTTTTCGGACCGAGAACTATTTCAGGATTTCTTTCACAAGTAGGGGCTGAAGAATCTATGACGGCTGACCAAGTTATTTGGTCTGAGCAGGGTAGATTACATTTATCTTACAAAGGTAAGATTGTATCAGGTGATACTAACGATGGTGCTGATGCTGGAAACGGTGTTACAACTATGATTACAATTACCCACGATATAGATGGTAATGAAAAAACTACTGATCACGGTATTAGAGTAAATGATACTGTTATTGTGGCAAACTCTGCTGGAGTTTACAAGTGTTTAGTTGTTACAGCAACAGCTGCTACAACTACTATTGATGTTGCTGCTTATGGCGCTGGCGCTGGTTCTGGGCTTATAGCTGATAGTACTGGTGAACAATCATGTACTATATTAGTTTATGGTTCTGAATATGGAAAAGGAGTTTCTTACATGACTGGTGGGACGTCTACGGCCCAACAAAATGCTAGAGGTGCTAACGAACCTTCTTTCAAAACTTTTTCTAACAAACCAATTATCTTAAAAGATTACTATTCTGTATCAGGTTCTGATGCGTCTAGAGTTGGATGGGTTGAGGTTGCTTCTGAAGATGGTACTTCTGGATACTTATGGTATTTAAAAGCTGAGGCTGATACAAGAGCTCGTTTTAATGACTATTTAGAAATGTCAATGTTAGAAGGTGAGTTAAACGCTGCGGCTTCTCTTATTGACGGAGGTAACACTATAGTTGGCTCTGAGGCTGGTGCTGGAAACGTAGGTACTGAAGGTTTATTTGCAGCTATCGAAGATAGAGGTAACATTACTTCTGGTGTTACTGGTGTTAATGCCGCAACTGATTTAGCTGAATTCGACGCTATTTTAGCTGAGTTTGATAAGCAAGGTGCTATTGAAGAAAACATGATGTTTGTAAATAGAGCTACGTCTCTAGCAATGGATGACATGTTAGCTTCTATGAATTCTTATGGGGCTGGTGGTACTTCTTACGGGGTATTTGACAACTCAGAAGATATGGCGTTAAACTTAGGTTTCTCTGGTTTCAGACGTGGATCTTACGATTTTTACAAGTCTGACTTTAGATACTTAAATGACTTAGCAACAAGAGGTGGTATTAACGCTGCTAATGCTGCTAACGCAATTAGAGGGGTTATGATTCCAGCTGGTACATCTACTGTTTATGATCAAATGTTAGGGAAAAACCTAAAACGTCCATTTTTACATGTTCGTTATAGAGCTTCTCAAACAGATGATAGAAAAATGAAAACATGGGTTACTGGTTCGGTTGGTGCTGCTACTTCGGCATTAGACGCGATGGAAATCCATATGCTTTCTGAAAGATGTTTAGTTACTCAAGGTGCTAACAATTTCATGTTAATGAAATAGGCATTTATTATATTAAAAGAGAGTGGGGCTAGTCTCCACTCCCTTTTATTTTTATTAATTTTATTATATATTATATTATGACAAAGAAAAAAGAAACAAAAAAAGTGGTACCAACACCACGAGTTATAGAGCAATCTGTAGTTGCAGAGCAATCAAAAGTTGAAATACCTGTTATTGAAGAACCAAAAGCAAGAGAAAGAAAAAAACCATCTAATGAATGGGAGATTAAAGATAGAGTGTATCTTTTAAAAGGTGATAAAAAACCACTTTCAAGATCAATTAAAGCATCAGGCATATATTATTTTGACAAAGAAAAAGGATATGAAAGAGAACTTAAGTATTGCCAAAACCAAAACACATCTTTTGTTGATGAGATGAAGGGAGATCAAAGGTTAGAGCATATTGTCTTTAGATCTGGAAATTTATTTGTTGAAAAAGAGAAAACAACACTTCAAAAATTATTAAGTTTATACCATCCGCATAAAGACAAGCTTTACGAAGAGTATCAACCCGCAAAAGAAGCGGCTAATGAAATAGAAGTATTAGACATGCAGGTTGATGCGTTGATAGCGGCTAGAAACATTGATGTAGACATGGCAGAAGCTATTATGCGTGTAGAGAAAGGATCTGAGGTATCTAAGTTGAGTTCTAAGGAACTTAGAAGAGATTTACTTATATTTGCTCGTAACAATCCTAAACTTTTCTTAGAGTTAGCGGATGATGAAAACGTAATGCTAAGAAACTTTGGTATTAGAGCTGTGGAAGCTGGAATACTAAGATTATCTTCTGATCAAAGAAACTTCATGTGGGGTAGTAATGGAAGAAAGTTAATGGTTATACCATTTGACGAACATCCATACACTGCTTTAGCACATTGGTTTAAAACTGACGAAGGAATGGAGATTTACTCCAATATTGAAAAAAGATTAAATTAATCTAACTGTAGATGCAGTCGCTCTACGGAGCGATTGCAAACTACAAACTAAAAAGAAATTATGGCAGTAAGTATAGACAAAGTATATCAAAAAGTTTTAGCATTAGCTAATAAAGAACAGAGAGGGTATATAACTCCTCAAGAGTTTAACTTATTTGCCGACCACGCTCAAATGGATATTTTTGAGCAATATTTTTACGATTTAGAGCAGAGACAAAGAGCACCTGGTAACGAGTTAGATTATGCTGATATGGTTACTAACCTTGAAGAAAAAATTAGTATGTTTGAAATACATAATCAAACAGTTGGGGTTCAAACGGAGGGTGAAGTATATCTTAGTAATGATCTTCCAGATATATATAGATTAGGCGTCGTCCAAACTACATATTCAGGTAAAGATTGTATTGTTGAGCAGATTCAATTAAACGAATTAAATAAATACAAAAATTCGCCGCTTACAGCGTGGGTAGAATCACGACCGGTTTATTCTAAGTTTTCTACCATAAACACTCCAGTTGTAATTAAAATATATCCTATTCCTGAGGGTGCTAGTGTTAGCTATGTAAGAAAACCAAAAAAACCAAATTGGACTTATTTAATAAGTGGAAGTAAAAACGCCTTATATAACCCATCGGCAACTGACCATCAAGATTTTGAATTACACTCTTCTGAAGAAAATAATTTAGTGTTAAAAATATTACAATTAGCTGGAATAGCTATTAAAGATTTCCAATTGAC